CGAAGAAAGGCGGGCTGGCATTACACCGCGCTAATCAGCTTAGTAAGGGTAACTTCAAAATTATTCCTAAAACAGAAGGACGGGCGGAAGAACTGAATAAAGTTTATCAAGTCCATTCGCACCTTGTTTCCAACGCAGAACATTCTAAGGCTGTGCAATATGCCGCCTCTACGCGGACGTTAACTATGAGTGCTATTTTGGGTGGTGCTTTTCTGCCTAACCTCGCGGACATGCTTTTCGGCTCTCACACTCTAATGATGAATAAAATTCCAGCGTTTAGTTATATTCCGCATATGTTATCTACTTTTGCGCAAATGCCTCGAAAAGAAATGCGGTTGCAGGCTATGCGTGGTGGGCTTATTGGTGATGGAGCAATTGAGGCGGGGTTAAGTTCTGTACGTTACCTCGGGGCGTTTGATGGACATCAAAAAGCGCGGATGATTTCAGATACGATGTATCGGTTACAGTTGCTTAATCCCCTCACTCAAGCAGCTCACTGGTCCTTTGGTAATCACCTCATGGGTGCCTTTGCAGACTCGGCCCATCTCAATTTCAAGGACGTTGAGGGCTTTCACATTGAAGGCACTGAAATGTATGGAATTACGGAGAAGGACTGGGATTTATTTCGCGCCACAGCAATTTCAGAACCCGATGGAAAGCGGCAACTGCGGCCGATTGATCTCGCAAACCGCACTGATATTGATCCAGTAGTAGCGCAGAGGACTGCAGATAAGTTCTTCTTCTATATGACTAATCTTGGAAAGAGGGGTGTGCCGACTATTAGCGATAGAACTCGCGTCTCTCTTGGCCACCACGAGTCTCCGGGAACTGTAACGGGACAGGTCATGCGCGCGTTTGGTGGATTGAAAGCTTTTCCGATGTTCATTCTCCAACATCACCTGCAAGATGGATGGAACAAATCAACTGCGATGGGAAAGGCTAGTCATCTAGGCTCGCTTGTTATCATGATGACAATAGGCGGGGCGGCAGTTACCCAGCTTAAAGAGCTTGCTAAGTTTCGTGATCCTCGAGAAATGTTCGCGAAAGACGGAACGCCGAATGTAGAATTCTGGACGCGCGCTTTGCTTGCCGGAGGTTCATTGGGTCCTGTGGGCGATGCATTGCTGCAGAATGTTAATACGCATCGAGGCGGTGGACTGGCGGATATCTTTGCCGGACCTCAAATTGAGTTCTATAATCAAGTGCGGAATTTGGGAGGATCGGCTGCGAGTTTGGATAGCGAAAAATTCCTTAAACAACTTGGTCAGTTGGGAGCGACGTATTTTCCAATTCCCTGGCATTCAAAGTCTTTAATGCAGCGAGGGTTTATTGAAGATATACTACAGTGGTCTGATCCGCGTGCCAAACGCAATGCACTACGGCGGGAACATAATCGACAGAAGGACTTGGGGCAAAAAAGTTTCTGGAGGCCTTATTCAACTTCAATCCGCGCACCTGATTGGGGTGCCGTAATAGGAGGTAGTAAGTGATGCGGACTATTGATATACAACGCTCGTTGAAAGTGCTTGGGTATGAGCCTGGGCCGCTGGATGGGATCAGAGGGCGAATGACTATTCGCGCCGTCATGGCCTTTCAAGCGGATAAGGGATTGCAGGTTGATGGGATCGTCGGGCCGCGCACCTCGATGATGTTGAACAAAGACCTTCCCGCTAATGAAATGCGGGACTACCGACAAATGCTTCCGTGGTTTACTGAAGCGAAACGGCTCATTGGGACTAAGGAAATTGGAGGGAAGTCTAGCAATCCCACTATTCTTGACTGGGCGGGCGATCTTGACATCTGGTATCCTGATGATGATATTCCGTGGTGCGGACTGTTTGTGGCGCACTGTGTGGGGTCGCAACTGCCGGAAGAACCTCTTCCCGACAATCCACTCGGCGCACGCAATTGGATGAAGTTTGGAAAGGCTTGTGAACCCATTCTAGGTTCGGTGTTGGTTTTCTGGCGCGGGAAGAAATCGGGTTGGGCGGGGCATGTAGGATTTTATGCGTCGGAAGATAGCATGACCTATCATGTCCTTGGTGGCAATCAGAGTAATTCTGTATCTATCGCGCGAGTAAGTAAGGACAGACTTCTTGGTGCCCGCTGGCCGCTAACGGTATCAAGTTCGAGTGATCGGTTGGTAGCCGATCTAAGCGGTGCAATTTCAACGAATGAGGCTTGATGATGTCAAATTATTCTAAACTTTTCGGATCGCTTATTGGTGGCGTTGTAGGAATGCTTGCGGCATTTGGACTTAACCTTGACTGGCTTACGCCGGAAGTCCAAACGTCTATTGCTACGGTGCTTGGATCGCTCCTCGGAACCTTTATCGCGCCGGCAAATAAACCGTCTGTTGAATGACAATCACTCTTTGGTCAATTCTTGGTCTCGGCCTGTCCATGTTGCTAGGTCTTCTAGCTTATGGGCGGAGCCGATACCGGGAGGGGAAAAAGGATATGGAACATGAGGTTCATAAGAAAGCTGTCGATGACCAGAAAAAGATGGCTGATATCCTTCTCGAGTCCCATGATCCTGACAAGCTCGATAAGCGGTTGCGCGACGGTGAGTTCTAGTGTGTGCCCGCCGCTCTATACCTATACGAAGAAGGAACAAGTAAATGCAGCAAACGAACTTAAAGAATATAGGAGTAAGGTACCTACGCTTGCTAAGTTTGTTGATGATTACGGGCGGACTCGTCGCGCCATCCGTAGCGTTTGCCCAGACTAGATGTTTCCCGGTTCCGCAAATAATGAAGTTGTTGAAAGAGCGCTATTCTGAAACGGTTATGCTTAGGGGTGATTTTGGTAATGGCAACCAGTTGATTATTACCTCAAGCGTAGATGGTTCGTCCTTTACGGTTTTTAATCTAACTCCGACTGGAATGATGTGTCTTATCGGGGCGGGGAAGGATTTGGAATTGGCCGAACCAGTACCTGATGAGGGTCCGCCGGCTTGAGGTCTGAGCCATACTTTGTCCGGTGGCGTAAGTATGGCTCAACCTCCTTCATCATAATCCGTCATCCCCTTCTCTTCGAAAGTCCCGCCCAAGACCTTGAACCAATCCTTACACTTCGTTCGCTGGCGATCTGTTAATTGCAATTCCGGCACCTTGCGAATGCGATCGGAATTGATTAGGAGGTTGTAGAGATGTTGCGCCTCACTGAAGTAATTAATCTTCTTGTGGATTTCTTGAAAGATGCGAGTTCCGCTGATGATGCTTTCCTTATGTGACAACTGCCATTGCCACAAATCAAACAGAACTTTATCGGCACGGTCATGCGGAGTGCCAAGGTGGGAGCCTTTGTAAATATCAGGCATGAGGGCTTCGGTATTTAGCAAGAGGTTGTGGGCGTATTCGTAGTCCTGAATAGTTAGGATCATTTCATCATTCCGGCCCGCCGCTCGACACATCATAATCTTCTCGATCTGCTGATGACGGCGGATGCAATACGTTGCGAGGTTAGGATGGTTCGGGACCGGCGGGCCGCCCAAGTTTCCTTCAGCTTGGTAGAATTCATCGAACGCCTCTTGCGCCTCTTTGGTCCAAGTGAATTCACCTTGCAACTCGCTGATATACTTTATCGTCTCTTTCATTTTCTGGAAGAGGGCGAGAGAGTCTTTCGCCATATGATTGCCGATGAATGCGGATTGGCGCTTAGCGGCCTCGCCAAGGATCATAATCGTGCGGGACATGAACCCGCCATGCCATGCGTTCTTCGTTATTAAATCATGTATGTGAACCGGCGTGGTGGCGAACAGCGCGGTTACACATGTGCGCTGGATGGATGAATTACGGTCTTTATTAATTCGCCCAACAGACAATCCGCCGCAATCCCACAAGTCGGTGAGGTTGCCGAATAGGTCATTGTCATAGACAGGGAAAAGGACCATCATTTCTACGGAGTTGATGTGGAGGGCGTTGTACGGCTCTGGCTCTTTTGTAACTGGGTTTACGAAGGAGCGATCGTTCTCTGCCAAGGCTTGCTGGAAGTATGCGGATGTCATAGAGGATGCGCCGAGGCGATCGCTGCCGAGGGCGGCTATGAGGTTCCGCGCTGTGTTGATAGTAATGCCTTTGCCACAACCGGATGGACCTACTAGCATGATATAAAGGTTAGCATAGCATGGGGAGGCTTGTGTGATCGTCCACACTCGCCGTTCAAGCGCGGCGGATATAGTCCAGAGCGCCGCCCACTCCTTGAACTGCTCTGGGCCGGGAATGGGCTCGAGGTAGTCCAAGTAGGCCTGAATAAAATCAGGGACTTGGCGTTTAATTTTAGCCATGCAGGAAGTCCGCAAGTTTGTGGCCGCGAGGAGTGCGGACAGGTGGGCGGGTGCGCGTGTCAGCGCCTGGACCTTTCCACTTGACCAGACCGAACTCGTTATTTTCGGAACTATCCGACCAGTTCCATCCGATCTTGCCTTCCACAGGAACGTAGAATTCACGGCCCTTTTTCAGTTGCATACGGATGGTGAGAAGCTCTAAGGCTTGTGGAATGATTTCGGCTTCTCTCTCCTCCGGGTATTGGAAGAGGATCGAGTCGTGGACCTGTACCAAAAGCTGGGTGCCGAGTTTGGCGCGCCAGAGGTTGATAATCCCTTGGTCGATTTCATCAGCGGTCATGGATTGCGGCGCGTATGCTATGCCCTCGCGAAGGGTTGCGTCGTCGTCAGGGCGACCGTAGAAAATCCGCCGCCGATTAAAGAAGGGGGTTGTGATGCTTCCGACTTCTTCAAGTTGAGTGCGAACGTACTGGTGCCAATTGTCGTACTTGAAACCTTCACCCGGTACGTACTTCGGAGGGGTGTGATTTGCGTCACCAATTACCGGAAAGGCTTCGAAGTAGTTTAGTTGAAACTCCTCGATAACTTTCGTAGCGACCTTAGTATGTGCAGCCGCTGTTCGAGGTGTCGCATAGTAATTGGTTCCGTGTCCGAGCTTTTTAGACATATCTCTATACGAAAATTCTCGATAAGCGATTTCATCTGCCACGGCTCGAAAGAGGGCAGAGTCGGTTCCCCACTCCAAATCACGCCAAGCCATTCGACAAACTGTTGTGTGGAGGTCTCCGCTTTCGCAAGCATCGAGATAAGATCCGGCGAAGGCTTCTCCATGAGTTTCGACAAAAGTTTCCCAGCATATTGCTCCGACATTTCTTGCATCAGCTTGCTCCAAATCGACGTTACAGAATTTCATCCCCTCGTCGGGGATAAGGATTTCCCGCAGCTTGCGTTCGACATTCTGACTGTTCCCGCCCGTTTCGAAATCGTTGGTACTGGAACTTAGCCGTCCGGTATTTGTACCTGCGATGTTATAGCCGGACATAAACCGGCCGCTTTCTTGTTTGACTTCGAGGAAGTTTATTTTCTTATCTAACTCTCGGAGAAGGATGATGTGGCGGCAGATTGGAGAGGCAAGCCAATTGACTTGAAGCTTTTCCAGTGCATCGCGGTTGGCTACGCGGGACCAGCGGCCAGAGGATGATCGACCCTTGATCTCCTTGAAGCCCATGACGTCGTAGAAGAGTTTGCCAACTTGGGTCGGGCTACGGTAGTTGAAGTTCTTAAACCCGATACCTTCCTCGACGATGCGCAGCAAATTCCGTTTGACGCGCGCATGGTTCTTGAGATATTCGTTAAGGACTTCGGTGCGACGGACCTCGTCGATGCGAACGCCCCGGAGGGACATTTCCATCACCGGGGCCATTAGGGCGTATGAGAATTCCTCTGTCTTGCGGGCTATGTCATCGAGGTTCTTTCCTTGCTCTGTGAAAATTTCGTGGGTGACGCAACAATCGAGGGCGTTGTAAATGGCTTCAATTTGAGTTGCCGACATCCCCGTCATTTGATCTAAGGTGAGTTGTGCGTTTTGAATTATTTTTGCCATGAGTCATCTGGTCCAAAATTCCAAGGGGGCTGACGATATAGATATCAATCTTATCCTTGTCCGTAAAAATCATACGAGTAGATATGTTCTTTTCTAAACAATATTTAACCTCGTTAGCAAGACCTTCTGATTGTTCCCAGCCAGGCATTCGTAAAATATATAAGGAACTAGCAAGAGAGAGCATGTGATAGTTATACTTTCTCCAAAACGCAGCGTCTGTTGGAAGATCGTGTTTAGAAGCTACGTTATGCCAGTGTACGATTGGGGAATAGGGATGACGATCGCGGAGGAGATTACAGTACTCAAGGGCAATCTCATACCGAGTTTGTACGATGGTTGGATCGGGGTGCGAGTATGGTTGGGCGAGGTAGATCATGAGTCCAATCCTTTCAACGGATCGCCACCATGCCTCGCTTGATCCATCGCTGCATTGGCGAGGGCGCGGGCAATTTCCGCCGCCTCGTTTGCGGTGTAGACAGCGGACTGGATCGGGCGAGTGAAGACGAGGAGGACGTTGCCCTGATCGTCACCTCGTATTTCGCAGCCGACACGTTCGGGAGTGGTGCGGCGAGCGTTGGCGGGGAGTATAAGTTTTGACATGGTTAGTCCTTCTGTTTGAGGGCGCGAATGGAAATTGAGATGCGTTCTGCCGTATTTGCCGCAGACTCTCTATTTCGAGCGTTACTTGGCTCACCATATATGGCTAAATCAACATGCTGTCGGTATTCCTCTTCCGCCACCTCAGCCGCAGCATCGAGCACAATGGCAATGGCGGCGTCGGCGGCTTCTTCAGAACCTTCACCCGTAAAGTCATGGATGATGCCGTGTACTGCCTCTCTGAGTTCCGCTGGTGTCATCGGTATCAGTCCTTCTGTTTGAGGGAGAGGATGGTGGCTAAGCGATGTTTGTCGAACTCGGCGCGGGCATATTCTGCACCATCGAAGAACGGGTCTGACTCCCAGCCGCATGAGCACGCCCACCTGTCGGACATGTATCCAGCAGAACAATATTGGCCCTTGTGCTGCTTCACTTCTTCAGCCGCTTCTTCCAGCACGACATTGATTGCGGCGTCGGCTTGCAGGTAATCCAGTTCGACTACGGCATCTTTCGATACATGCACATCATCAACGCCATATTCAGCGGCGCATATCGCCCGCGCCACTTTCTCTCTGAGTTCTTCAGGGGTCATGGGGTTGTCCTTGGATCGTAACTGTTGCCAATTTTTTCTAGCTTTAACGTATCGTGCTGAAGCATAACCTTGCCTGCCTGCCACCAGCATTCCTCGCTAAGGAAAGCATCGCCCCGCTCTTTGATTATCCCGTTGTCCTTGACGTGAACTGCGCATTCGTCCCCTTGCCGATCAACACACCACAGTCGATAAACATTTCCGCCAAGAGGTTTTATTTCGATAATCCAGCCGCCAACCATCGTCTCATCCTTTCAATCCCTCGACGTCAATTGACCAAGGCGAAAAACACAAACAGCGAATGGTATGAAAAACCACATTCCGTTACCAGTGATAGCCGCAGTTAAACCAAAAATCGCGAACGTTATAAGAGCGATAAACATCCACAAACTTCGAATTTCTTCTTCACGCATCCTTCAACTCCTTAATTTCCGCCCGCATCGACTTCCAACTCGGTTCGTAGGAATAGATCGAGCCAAGGAAGCCGAGAGATTTTCTCCCACCTTGCTTCTTCCGTCCCGACATAATCCTGCCATCGTCAACATCGCTCCCCGCCATCTCCGGCTGCATCGCGTGGTGGCGGAGCATGGTGTCGCCACGAATGTTATTCATAGGCATTCCGTAAATTTCCCACGAATAGCGGAGGTCGTATGATATGTTTTGGTTGACCTTGGGGATTGGCGAGGCCAACCAGCGCCGAACGTAATCCCATGCGGATAATTCCTCCGTAAGGCTTGGCCAGTAAGAATTCCCTGGCTTGCTGTAATCGACAAAGGGAATGACGATTGCGCGGTTGGGGGAGGGTGCGAAGCCCACACACGTAATTTGCCTGTCGAAGGTTTCTACGTCTACAGTGAGGAAATCGGCGGCGTTAATATAGGTTTCAAATGCTCCCAAATCACGTAGTTCAGGCTCGAGCCAGAGTTCTCTTTCGGGTCTTCGAATATCTGGAAACTCTGCTTCAACTCGCACTTTGTTAAAGTCCGCAAAAACGACTGGGCGCTGTGTGTACTGTCGAAGGACAGCTGAAGGGTGGAGTGTCGGGATAACCTTATAGTCGCCGTGGACTGATAGATATTGATAACCTCTGAGTTTGGTAATTCTTGTGTCATGTAACAAGGCCCATGTTGCCGTGCCGCCAAGGGCGACTATTACGTTTGGTTTGATCGCGTCGAGTTCGCGGTAGAGGCGCTCGACCTCACACTCATATTTCTTATCAATCCACCCCTTGTTGTGCTTTGGCATCTTAGGGATGGAGGTGGCTTTGCTTCCGCAGAGGTAGCGGATGTCGTTGCGGGGCGGCCGGAGGTTGAAGACGTTTGTAAGGTGACAGTCACCTCGCGATAACCCGGCCGCCGCGAGGAAGCTGTTTAGCAACTTCCCCGAGGGACCGACAAAGGGGCGGCCTTGGCGTTCCTCTTTCTCGCCGAAGGCTTCACCGACTATGACGATGGGTTTGTTCACCCGTTGTCTCCTGTCTTGCCGAGGTGCGCGTAACCGGCGATGTCGTCCCAGTGGTCAGCCTCGTTGGGATTGCCAGTTATGATCCGGCTGATCTTGACGAGGATCATTTCGATGGCCTCGCGCTGGTCTTTTGTAACTTGGGCACTGCAACGATCACGAAAGATACTTTTTAAGGCTTGCGCGGTGTTAGCCTGTGTATGCCAGGAACCGTGCGTCTTGCCTCGTTCAGAGGTGAGGGCGGCGGGGCTGGACGAAACGGAACCGGGCTTTAGTGGATCAGCCTTGAATGATTTTTCCAATTTCTCAAACTCCTCATCTACGTTTTTCATTGCGGTTTGAAGGGGGGTCATGTATTATCCTTCCAGTTTTGTTCTGCGAGTTTGCAGAACTCGGGGTTGATTTCGAGGCCGGTTACACTCTTGGCCCCGGCGTTGTGTGCGGCGATAACGGAATTGCCCGAGCCGCACGTCGGGTCAAGCATGACTGTGTACTCGTCAACGAACATTCGGAAGAAGTGGGCGAGGACTGGGCGCGGCTTCTCACTCATGTGGATTTCTTTAGTCGTGGGAAGTGAGACTGCGTTAGAAACGGATCGTACCACTGGACGGTCACCGCGATATGCGAGGAATGCCGTTTCGTAGATACGACGGGGGCCTCTCTTTGGATCGGGAAGGATACCGCTGTTATCTGATTTGAGCCAAATAAGAGGGAAGGGATTGACGGTCCAGCCGCCCTCCTCCAAGTAATGTACTGTTTTATTGTAGTGCTCCATTGAAAACCAAAACATTAGGTGGGCGCTGTCAGCTATATAGTCAACGGAACCTAAATGTATTAGAAGTTTTATGTAGAGGTCTAAGGTATCCTCATACCCGCCCATTGCTTTGCCCGCACCTTGGTCGTGCTTATCCGCGTCGATGCCGTAAGGGAAATCGCAGTGGATGAAGTTGAATTTACGTTGAGAGGTGAAGGCAAGGAAATCCTCGTTGAAGATGGGAGTGGACAGTCCCTTCTCGTCAATTATACTCAAGGCTTTGTCGAGAACCGGGGCTATTATTTCTTCGCCTAATCTAGCCAGCGGATCGCCGCCAAGCGCCGCAGATACCTCGTCCATATCATTCGCCTTCTTCCGTTCCTCCGTCCGTTCCCAAATTCCACGAGCGACTGAAAGCTGAGGGGCGGCTGATATGGCGGGATGACCAGCGTTGAGGTACTCGCAAATCCCCATAAGGCGGTAGTAGTTCTTCGATGACATCCCTAGTTCGTTGGCGACATCGACACCACTCGCGTCGGGGTTGTCTATTTTGTAGAGGTTGGTGTATTCATTCACCGCCCGTACCTGTTCCTTCCAATCAATATCCTTGCGCTTGGCGTTCTCGTCGTACTCAATGAGTTTTATTTGGTGGGAAGGGAGGTCTTCGAGGTAGCGGACTGGGACGTGAAGGAGGCCGATCTCCTTACATGAGGCAAGTCGGCGTTCGCCTGCAACGAGTTGCTTGTCGCGGGTGACTGTGATCGGGTTGATTAAGCCGTTGCGCTGGATCGAGTTGATAAGGTCTGTGAGGTCGCCTAGGTCTTGGCGCTGGCGCTCGCCTTTCACGTACCAAATTTCGGAAACTGGGAGGGTGGTCATTAAAAAATCCTTTCGAGGAAAACATCCCCCGCCGAGTCTCCAAGCATAACTCGGCGGGGAACTAAGGACGTTAGCTCAGTACTAACTAGCGCCCTATGCTACCGGAGCGGTCTTGCCGATTTCGGCAAAAATATTCTCCGGGTTGTTCTTGTCGGGGCGGTACTGGATGTTTGCCATGCACTGCCGGCCGACTGCCGCGTCGATCGTCTCACGGAGGGAGCCGCCTTCTTCAATTCCCAAGTGCTCGCAAAGGAAACGCTTGAGGTTGAAGAGGGTGCGCTGGTTGGACGCGGCGGACTCTTCGTCATCAGCCTTGTTAAACATGAACTTGTGCTGAGTGACGACCATCTTGATGCCGCCGTACTTCTTCAACTCGGCTGTGTCCACGTCGTCCGAGGCAACTTCGATTGCCTTGAAAGGGAAGGTGACGAGATCGTAAGTCCCGTTGCCGACCTCTGAAAGCTGAGGCTGCTTGAAGACTTCGAAGATGTAGTGGCCGATCGGAGGAAGCGGAGGCCGTTCGATCTTGTCAGTCTTGACGTCAAGTGCTTTTGTGAAATCCATAGTTTAGTTCCTCTTTGGTTCGGTGCCGGACTGTTTCGGGGTTAGCAACGGCTGGTCCGGCGAGTTGTCAGCCTGTTGTTCACGAGTGAGTGCTTTAAGTGAGGCTTTTCTAAAAAGTTCTATTGCCTCAATTAATGATTTACGTACATCGTCTGTAAGGTTTGATGCAACCAAACTGCGCACACACTGTTGACAGCATTTGAAGCTATCGTCAACTAGTTCTAATGTTGTTTTCATTCCAACTCCTTCAAACTTTTAAAGAGTTGTTGGACTGTTCGTTGAAGTTCTGTAAGTTCATTGCGGAGATCATCCACCTCTTTTTGGAGTTGTTCAATCTCGTTGCTGTGGTCAGGCGGCTCAAATGAGTGCATCATTCCAACTCCTTCAAGCTTTTGAAGATTTCCGCAAGGCCCGTTCCCAAATCATACTCGCTTTCCATTTTGAATGGGGAGGGGTTTTTGAGGTCGATGACGCTGGAGGGCAGGGTCTTGATCTTACGTGATGCAGTCTTTCCGCTCCCTCGAATTTCTGCCTGTACCATGGTGTTGAAATACTTAGGTATTGTCGGTCCCATAGCGGAACCCACTGCTGACGGGTAGCCTTTGTGCACACCTTGTTCAAGTTCCTTGTAGTTGATGTGGGAAATTATGATAACGTTGGACTTGAACTCCGCTGAGGACAACATCCCCACGACGTTTTCGAGCGACTGCTGTGCGGCGAAGTACCATTGGCGCGGGTCTTTCGCGGAGGGGGCAGATGCTTTGGCCCACTCAAAAGCTGCGCGGCCGAGGGAGGTTAGAGAGTCAAGGACGAAGATATCCTTGTCCGTTCCCTCGGAGGGCGATGATCCGTCCGACCACTCGTTCATGAGTTTCAGCGCCGCGATGTAGGTCTTAGCGCGAACGGTCGGCCCCATCGCTGTCATAGTCATTTCATCGCGGAGAGTTTCGAAGTCTACGTTCTTCATATTCTCCGCGCATTCATGACCGACCCACTGGCGTAGGGCGTCGAGGCCGTTGTCAAGGTCGAGGATTTTGAGATGGTAGCCATCCGCAACGAGGGAAGTAAGCGCGCCGGTTTTGCCGGTTCCGCTGTCTCCAATGAAGAGGAGTTTGACGTACTGGCCCGCGTGGTGTTCGGTTAGGTTGGGCATATTATTTGTTTCCTTATAGTACGCTCGACACGAAGAACAAAGCGGACTTCGTCTTCTGTTAAACTGTCGGGGGCTATACCAGTTCGTTTGTGAAAATCGTCTAAGAGGATAGAAATCACTTTTAAATCAACTCCAAAACATCGAGTCTTTTGGAAAGTAAATTCATTGCTCTCCGCCATCAGTTAATCCTCTGTACTTGCTGGCCCTCAATCCACGCGCCGATAAACTGAGCGTTTTGCAGGACGAGGATGATGTAGTAGTCGTCGTTGTTCGGGAAGCCCCAGTCGACTGGAGTGTCGTTGTCGAAAGCGGCTCCGAGACGGGACTCGAAATGGATCGTGCTGGTCTCGAGGTTTTCATAAAGTACCCATGCGTTGATCATGTTAACTACCTTTGCTTAACGGGGTTCCACTGATCTCCTTGGACGAATGATGCCTTAAGGAAGTTTTCGCGTACGCCAGGAGGGCGAGAGCAAACTTCCCTGAACGGACAGCCGCCGTAATTGTTGCACGAGGCGGGGTTACGCGGGAAGCTTTCTGCTGTAAGGCCTCGGTCATGATAGACGTGGATGCGGCTGATAAGTTCCATAACCTCGTCGTACCACTCATGTAATTCGTCCTCTGTGCGGTAGGTCGGGGAGCGCCCAAAGCGCGTGAAGCCCACTGCGATTTGCGCGGCGTCTATGATGACTCCTTTGACCGGCGCGGAATAGATCATCTTCGACGCGAAAGTATACATTGAAAATTGCGTGTCGGGCTTGAACTGATTGAAGTATCGCGGCGATATGGTCGTGCCGGTTGTCTTTTGATCGTGAACGAATAATTCGTCCTGTGGGTCCTTACAAAGCCGATCTATGTGGCCACAGAAAAGGAGGTTGTTATCTACTTCAATGCGGAAGGAGTGCTCGACGCCGGCGCTGCCATCGGATTTGATGTAAGTTTTATAATGATCGTCCTCGAATTCAGTGAAGTACCAGACGAGAGAGCGGATGAGGGTGAAGCGGTTTTTGGTGTTGTGATCGAACTCGGCGGGTGCGCCGGTGTTGACGATGCGCTCGCCGTCTTCGCCGCGCTCATGTTCCCATGACTCTATCAGAGCATAATGGATAATTTTGCGCAACGCATCCTCGCGGGACATTCCATCCGCCTCGAGTTTGTGAAACATTTCATGGGCGCTGGCGTAGATGGAACCGAACCAGAGGTGGACGGACAGGTGTGGGGATTGCCACGCCTCGAGGTTGACGTAGAAATAAAAGCGCGCGCACTTCTCGGCGTTCTTGAGGGAGGTGGAGTCCCACGCCCACTGTCGGCCGTCGGGGAGGTATGCGGAGGTCGGGGCTGCGGAGGTCATGAACGGATTTCCAATTCTTTCTGTTCAAGAATTCTTACTAGAGTATTAACTTTAGTGCATAACTCTTGATAATCCTCTACCGACATTACCATGACTTCTGCTGTGTAGCCAGTACCTAGTTCTTGGCGATCTTTCGACACTTCCCAGAGTTTATTTACGGTAGCCATGTGTAGTAATTCTTCTGTGAACTGAGAAGCAAATCTACCCTGGTTTCTAGCATCTATCATACTCGGATCGCGCACAGAATAAAATTCAATTGCGTCTACAAAAGACTGGGCGCGAAGTCGGCGGACCGAGGCGAGAGCCTCTAAGGCGGAATAACCTATGGTCATGAGTAATACACCTTTGCTTGAATTATCTCGGCGCGATCGGCAGGCGGCCAGACCGTTTTGTCTTGGGCAAGGCGGCGACGGCGGTTTATGGCGATCTTATACTCGTCGCGGGTTATGCCGCGCCGGTGCGCTCTGAGGGGATAGTTCGGGCGGGCGATTTTCTTTTCATACCGCTCGCGATGGCGA